GCAAATAGAAGGGGTATTTCGCCATTGTTCCATTCGTCAATAGTGTTTTGATGCTTATCGAGAACTCGTGCATTAGGAAAGCGTTTAAGCAATCGCTCAATATCGCTTTTGAAATTATAGGCAACAAGGATATTCTCCCCATCGTTCTGCTCAATAATGTCTGCAAGCGCATCAAGTTTTGCATCATGGACTATTTCATAGTTTTTAAACTCATCGACGTACACAGCACCAGCGCAATACTGCAATAACTTATTGGCAAGTGTCGCTGCGCTCAATGCTTCAACTTCAGACTCCTCAAACTTCAAATAAAGTTTTTCTTCAAGAAGTTTATAATTGTTCATTACCGTAGGTGGTAATTCAATTTCTTCATATAATTCAATGTAGTCTGGCATTTCAAGGTAATCGCTGGTTTCCATTGATATGGTAAATGGCGCTATCAATGCTTCAATTTTCTTTTGTGAATCTTTGCGAGGGGTATATTTGTAACCGCTGTAATCCTGTTCAAAGAATCGGCTTTTATACATAGTCATGGTTCGCCCAAGTGCTTTACCGTTATCTACTAAATAGCATTGTGACCACAGGTCAAGTAAGCCATTGGGCGAAGGTGTGCCTGTAAGAAGGGTAATGTAGTGAACATACGGCAATGCTTTGCGTAGTGCTTTGACACGTTTGCTTTTATCACTTTTAAAACTACTGGATTCGTCAATGACCACCATTTGAAAGGGGAACTTATCCCTGTAATGCTTAACCAGCCACACGACATTTTCTCTATTAATAACATAGACATCCGCGTCATGGTGCAGGGCAGATAGCCTTTTAGATTCTGTGCCTGTGCAGATTTTGAATTTCAAATCTTTGAGATGTTCCCATTCCTTTGCCTCTTGCGCCCATACGCTATTAGCGACTCGTAGTGGTGCGATAACCAGTGCTTTGCTAATCACACAAGCATCAAGTAGATCGCGTATTGTAGTGAGCGTAGACGCTGTTTTACCCATGCCCATTTTCAATGCGCAGAATGTTCTCTCCTGTTCTATTTGAAACTTGGATGTTCGCACTTGATAGTGACGCAGTTCATCTCTAGTGCGCATAATCGCCATCCACAGGAAGTCTATAAAGTAATAGCGTATCGACACTTTCTTTTGAATCAATGACATAGACATGAACGCCCATATCACGTCGTCTTTGATGATCGCGTTCTTGTGCTTCTGTCGGTTTCTTTTTAGGCGCTTTGCATTCAACAAAGAATATAGGTTGAAACGGCAGCGTGATTAATCTGTCTGGGACAGAGCGCTTATTAGGTGAGGTAAACTTTTCACACGTTCCACCTACTTTTTTGATTTGATCGCACAGGTATTTTTCAATATCTTTTTCAAGCATAACCCACTCCTTTTAGCACTTCGTTTGCTTTGGTGTAGTAATAATAAAAATCAACATCATCAGGAAAGGTATCTGGCAGATTCATCAACGGACGACACCCTTGTGACATTGGGACTTTGTTGCCATTCTTTACATAGACAAGTGACATATCAGCAAGACTTGGACTGCTACTGTGATAAAAGCGAACGGCTTTACCAAGATAATCACCTTGAAACAATGCGCCACCGGTTACTCTGCGGACTGTGACAAACTTTCTAATGTCATCACAATCTGTGACCGTCTTTTCAATCGGTGTGCCGTTAGCAATGAATTGCGCTACAGCTTCATAGATAATCAAGCCATCGGGGTTTTTACTCAGTGACGCTTCACCAAAACAGCCTTTACATTTAGTTTTACCGTCTAGCTTTACGGCAATGTAATTATTGACATCTCGTGAGGCAATCTCGCGGTAATCTGTTTGCTCAAGGTTATAACTTGTCGTGATCTCCCAATCGAATAGGATGTCAGCCACTAAATCTGATTTATCTTTGTGATGATAAGTGACAATACCGTCAGTATTTGCACTAACTACTTTTATATCATTAAGTTCAAGTTCTTCAATTAACATCAATAAAGACAATTGACCTGTTAAAGTAGTTTGTAATAACAGATTAGGAGCATATAAAAAACTGTATTTGCTACCAAATTTACCAAAACTACCATTATTTGTGACTTTAAGTGTTGCTGCGGTCACTTCACATTCTGCTAATTCTTTTTCTAGTTCTTTTATTTTTTGTTCAATTTCTCTTTTTTCCATTTGAACCCCCGATAAGTTGGTTTATACCCGTTGCAAACTGAATATATGTTTTGCCATTTCCATGTTGGATTTAAAAATAAAATATCGTCAACCGATTGCCATGTTTTTATAAAATTGTCATTTAAATCATATTGATGAAATATAAATTGTCGCTTGGATAGTTTTACTTTTTTAGCCATTTGAGTTTTTTTAGCTTCATCTTTCCACATTAGCGTTGAATTAACTGACAGTTTAGCTTTCCATTCATTAGTGTAATACAATCCAGATCGATGTCTTTCTTTTGCAACTTCGCTCATTTTTTGCTTTTGAGAATCTGACCATTTATTTTTGTAGTTAGGGTTATTTTCACCTTTACTTAACATTGACTTAATTAATTTTGTTTCATCACTCATTGTTGTTTTAGTAGAAGAATCTCGTCGCAAATTGTATCCAAAATCCCTATCGCATGAGTTGTAGAAATCCATCCAATATAATTCTTTATCTTTTAAATCTCCCTCAGATATTGATTCAAATTCTTCCAGTATTACAAAATAAAAATTTTCAATTCCGTATTTTTTTACTGCGTTAAACAAATGTCGATTGCAATCTTCCCGCCTTGTTTCGCGTTTTAAATCACATTTGTGCGTTGAAAATCTTTGCTTTACATTTCGACTTTTACCAACGTATCGTTTATTGTTGACTTTGCACACAATCGCATAAATAACTATCATTCTGCCTCCTAAATAAAACAATAGGGTAATACCTTGTTACTTTAATTGCAATTTTAATATTTCCAATTCCTTTTTTATTTCACCACTTCTTTTTTTAGCTATTGTTCTTTGCTTTACTATTTTTTCATATAACTTCAAAAAATTTTTACCTAAATTATCTGGATACAAGCGCTGTTGCATAATTATATTTGGGTAAAACCCTGTGACATCTTGTTCCCGTAAAACAAAATCGTTTTCACGTTTAATATGTTGCGCTTTTTCACAAGAATGAATCCCACCTATTCCCATTTGATACACGGTTTCACCAATAACTATTCTTTCCCCTAACCAATCTGGGCAAATTATTGCTCCGTTGTCACCAATGATAAACTCTTGATTAATAAGTCTATTAAAAATAGACTTAAGTTTTTCCAATTTAAATTCAATTATTTTTGGATTGGAATACCGAAACACATGGTTATTTTCATATTGCTTTGCTTTAAATTTTGTAGCTGACATATCGTACATTTTTTGCAATTCCGATTTGATAATCGCTTCGGCAATTTGCGCATCGGATTTTGAATTGAGATTGATGCCGTATTGCTGTGTCATCTCTTTGCGCAAGTCTATTTGCCCTTTGAGCTTGTCAAACAGTTCACCGGTAACTTGAGTATCGTTTCTGCAATACTTGCGCATCAAACTACGATCAGTGTCTTTTATTAACTCGTTAGGATCAATAGGCAAATCTTGCATTTTCTTGGTGTGAATACGCCCACCGTAAATTTTAAGCGATGCTTGTCCAATGGGGATTTCAATAATGTCGATATGTTTATCGTAAGTAGGGACTTGGAGGTTATGCTCTTTGAGAATCTGCCAAGTAACGCGCTGATCTGTGATTATTTTTGTGGAAAGTTTATGGAGTTTCTTACAATCCCATGCGTCCAATGCGCCATGTATAACAGGTATATCGTAGTTTAACCCATTGAATGACACGGTTTCATGATTAAGAAATAGACGCTGTATCTTCTTTGCTTGCTGCTCATTTAACTTTGCATCTTCACCAAATAACTCTATTTCAAGAGATGATCCGGTCTTGTGGTTGACGGCTAAAAATAGCCAATAGTTTTTGTAACACTCTGTGTCAATAATGTAAGTATTCATAGGGGCATCCTATTTGTGAATATGAAAAAAAACCGACAAGTTGATAACAAAATGTCGGCAGAGGAGAGGTGGAGCTTGAGGTTTTAAAAGTAAGTTTGCTTGATTTTCATAGGAGTAAAAATGCAAAGCCACTAGCTCATACCTTTTTTGGGTGTATGAGGACACCCGCAAACTTACTTTTAAAAACCCAATTGGGCGACACGTTAATGGCTGTGTGCTTATGATTGATAGTTGCCGGTGCTGATATCCGGCTTGACCACCTATTGTGGCAGCCTCATAAACTATCAATAATTACTATTGCTAAGAATCGAACCTAGATTTACCAGCTTGTTAGCAAGTTGTCCTACGCCATTTAGACGACAATAGTAATTATTGATAGTGCTTGTCTTTCCAAGCTGTCAATATTATTTAATTGGAAAATCCACACGGATGACCTTACCAATCACATGGTACGCTCTGAAGCCTTAATTTAATCACTGCCTAATTATGCGCACTAGTTAGGTGTTTCATTAAACTTATCGCAATCTAGTTATCACTCCGTCGAGCAACATTTCGATTAACACTGAGCTATATCCAATTAAATAATATTCATAGTGCTTGTCTTTCCAAGCTGTCAGATAGTTGCCGGTTACAGCGTCCGGCGCACAAGCACTCAAGTTTCGCTCTTGCAGTCGTGCTGATGATAGTTACCATACTACGTTCTCGCATGTACACGCGGTTAGTCTAGGCTTTGATAACTATCAATAAAACATCAATGGGGATCGAACCCATGTCTACTAGCGTCACGCTTATGTATGTCCTAACCCCTAGACGATAATGCTTTATTGATAGTGCTTGT